CGAGCTTGCGCGACACCATCATGCCGACGCCCGAGCCCGCGTTACGCCGCAGGAACCCGGCCGGAGGACGCTCGACGGTATACGCCAGCCGCTCCAGCAGCTCGCGGCGCGCGAGGTACATGCCGTCCACCCAGCCGACCTCCACGCCCGCGCCGACCTCGCGCGGCCGGACGTTCGTCCAGCAGGCTCCCGGACGCGAGCGGTGGGAAGCGACGTTCATCCCCACCGGCTGCTCCAGGGTCTCCCACGCAGCGATAGCGCGGGCGAAGAATCCTTCACAGAGGCGCACGTCATCCGGGAGGAACACGTACCAGTCCGCAGGCGCGTCCCGGAGGTCCGCCAGCTCGTCGGAGACCAGCCGCCAGTGCCCTTCCCGGCCGCGATGCTCCGGCTGGCTCGTGAACGCATAGCCGCGTTCCGCGCAGAGGTCACGCACGGTCTCGTACTCCGGCGAGGCGTCGTCATAGACGCGCACCTCCACCTCCCCGTCGAAGCGGCTGCGCTCCCGCTCCACGTCGTCCAGGAGCAAGAGCAGCGCCGCTAGCCGGGCATAGGTGATAACCGAGACGACGATGCGCGTCCGCGGCGGGAGGGCGAGCTGCCACGGCGTCTCCCGGGCGACCCGCGCCTGCTCGGCGCTGGTGTCCATAGCGCCGCCCTCCCCGCGGGAGGACGCCTGCCAGATGGTCGGTCCCCGGAACTTGCAGAGACGCAGCCAGCCGCGGCGGTGCGGGAGGACGATACGCGGGACGCCGCGCCCGTTCGCCCAGCGGGCCAGCCAGAGGTCCGCCATGTTCGGGCACTCGAAGATATCCGGCGGGACGGAAAGCGAGCGGTGCCAGGCCAGCGCGCCGGTCCCGAGGACGTGGACGGCGTGTTCGCCCTCCACCGCCGAGAGACAGTGGAATCGCGTCTCCACCGAGCGGTGGTAGTCCGCGGGATTCTCCACGAGGCGAGCGCCGTGCATCCCCACGAGCGCCCGGCGGTGGTAGCGCTCCACCCCGGCGATGAGCGTCTGTGCCCAGCCCGGCGGGTACACGAGGTCGTCGTCGCACGTCAGGTGGTAGTCGTAGTCCTCCGCCCCGGCCCAGAAGAACTTGCCCGCGTCCCCGCGGTCCCCGTGCGTCTGTGACCGCGCCACGTCGATACGCGGGTCACCGCGCAGGAACTTGGGCACGCCCGTATAGCCGTTCAGGTAGACGCCGAGGCGGTCTACCTGAGGTAGCAGGCTCTCGACGGTGTGCCGGAGCGCCGCGGACCTAGCGGGGATGGAGGCGAGGGAGGCTCGTATCATGTGGCGTCACCATAGGAACGGCGAGCCAGCCGGGAGTGGCCGGCCAGCCCGCCGCTCCATACTCCGCTACTCCGCTCAGCTACCCGTGGAGGTAGCCGCGGCGGTCACGATGCCGTCCGGCCTGAGCAGCTTCGCCCCGTAGAGCAGCAGCCCGCGGACCACGTCGGCGAAGTGCGCCTGAGAGCGGTACGCCTCGACCTCGTTGATTTGCGTCACGAGGCCGATGGCCGAAGGCGTCCCCGCCCACACGAGGTAGTCGTCTCCACCGGAGGTCACGACCGGGTTGCTGTTCGACTCGTACACGTCGAACCCGGCCGCCCGGCCGATGTGGCCGTTGAGCAGCGCGTCCGCGCTCTTGCTCCCCAGCGCCGCGTTCTTCACGAACTTCTCGTTGTTGAGCAGGAGCCCGGCGACCCACGGCGGAACCACGCACCAGCGCCCGTCGTCCGGAATGTCCTTCTCGGCGCACAGCGTCCGCATGTCGAGCAGCAAGTCGTACGCGTCGTTGCCGTCGGCGAGGTTGACCGCGCCGATATCGTTGCCGGAATCAACCCCGTCGTAGAGGTCCACAACGTACTCATCGACCGTCTTGGCGAAGCCGTATCCGGCGTTCTTGGTCGCCTCAGCGGTCAGCGTGCCGGCCATCTGCCGCTTGTCCACGTCATCGACCTCGAACGCGAAATAATGCGCTTGGTCGATGGTGATGGCCTGCTTCGTGGTGGCCAGCGTCTCCGGGTCGATATCGGTCGTGCCCGGCGTGTAGTCACCGATGGTGACCGCGCCGAGCGTGTTGATGTGGACGGTATCGCCAGCCTGCGACACGTCGCCCTCATAGTCGCGGCTCACGAGGTCGGCATAGACCAGCTTGCGCTGGAAGTTGAGCAGGAGCTTTGCCGACCAGATTTCGGGAATGAAGTTCGCGACGCTCACCAAGAGCCTCCTTGTACCTGAGGATACGGATGCCGCTTTACGCCCGTCGGCGGCCCTTGGTGGGGCATGTTCCGCGTCCCGGACCTAGCGCCGGGAACCCGTGTTTAGCGTCCCGTCGGACGTGGCTCTATGGTAAGACGTGCCGTGCCGCTAGAACGCGCTCATCATTTAGTCAACGATGCGGCCCTCGCGGTATGCGGCGTCAATCTCCTCCTCGTGCTTGGCGTACTCATCCGGCTTGCGGCTCAGCTCGGCAATCTGTGCCCGCGTCCACGTCCGCTTGCCGTCGCCGCCCTCTATCTCGGCCCCGGACCGGCTGGCGGACACAGCCGCGCCGCCGAACAGCTCCGGCAGCTCGGCCTTGAGCGCCTTGACCGCCGCCGCAACCGCCTTGGAGTCGGGCACCCCGTCCTCTACGGCCACGTCGTCGAGGTCGAGCAGGCGCACGATGCGCTCCAGCCGCTCCGGCTTGGCCCCGGCCGCCGCCGCCGCGATACGGGCCTCGGCGTTGACGATGGTGCGGCTGGCCAGCGCGAGCGCGTCGGCAGCGCGCTTCTCGGCGTCTGCCTTCTCGGCCTTGAGACGTTCACTCTCATCCATCTGCGCGCGCTTCGCGGCTTCTTCGGCGGCCGTCTTCGCACGCTTCTCGGCTGCCGTCTCGGCGCGCTTCACGCGCTCGGCCACAAGCCGGTCGATGGCCGCCTGCTGCTCCGGCGTGAACTCGACCTTGCCGGAATCGTCGTTTCCGCCCTGCGCAGCGCCCTGCGGCTCCCCCCCCTCCGGCGGTGTGGTCTGCTCGTTCTGCGTGCCCTGCGTGTCGTCTGTGGTCGTTCTCACGGTCCGTCCCTTCCCTAGATTGCCTTGCCTATCTGCTCGCGGTAGCGCAGGCGCGGCAGGTCGTGCTCGGCCACATGGCCGCGTAGCCGCCCCTGCCACTCCCGGACCTTGCGCCGCGCCTTGGCCGCGCTCACCTCGTCCATTGCCACAGCCTCCCGCGTCTTCCAGTAGCGGATGCCGCGCTCCAAGTGCCGTTGCTGCTGCTCCGCCGCGTAGCGGTCCTGGTCGCCTAACTGGGCATGGCCCGTCCGCGTCAGCCCCTCCACGTAGGGTGCGAGCGAGTGGCGGCAGGACGGGTGGAACAGCCCGTCGCGCTCGGCGTCCGCCAGCGTGAGGTAGCCCGGCGTCAGCCCGTCGAGCGACAGCACTTCGTCCTCCCACGGAGCGCACAGCGGGCAGCAGCCCGGCGAGCCGGATACCGTCACGAGGTCACGACCCGCTGCCCGTACCCCGTCCATGACGCCCTGTCGCTCGGCGTTGTGGATGGCCGTGCGGGTCGCCATCTCGGTGTAGCTGGCGAGGTTCCACGCCCGGCCCGTCCGGTCTACGAATCCGGTGATGCCCCGCCCGGCCAGCTCGTCCAGTGCCGCCTGCGCCGCCTGCCGCCGCGTGAGGCTGCCGGCCAGCCCCTGCATGGTCGCCCGGCCGACCGCCTGCCGGTAGATGTCGTCCACCGCCCGGAGAACGCGCAGGTCCGTCTCCGCGAGCCGTCCCGACAGCGCCCGGGCCAGCGCCCGGGTAGCGGCCTCGGAGTCCACTCGGGCCAGCGTCGTGGCGATGCGGCCCCGGAGGACGACCGCCCGCGCCGCGTTCGCGCCGCGCTCATGCGCCGCCGTGACGGCCGCCAGGGCCGCCCTGTCGCGCTTGGCATGCATGCCGCGCATCAGACGCCGCGCCGCCGCGCTCAGCGCCGCAGAAGCGGCCACAGCGACGCCCGCGCCGCGTTCCTGGTCGGCCAGCCAGCGCCGCACCTGCAGAGCGAGGTTCGCCAGCAGGGCCAGCTCCAGTCCGCGCGCCAGGCCGAGCAGGGTGTCGCGCTCGTCGGCCATCAGAAGGCGGGCTCACTCACCACGCGCCCGGAGTCCTCGCGGATGCGCTCGACCTCGGCGGCCAGCTTCTCGTCGTCGAGGTCCGGCTGGGCCCGCCGCACCGCCGTCTCGATGGATACCGCCTCGGCCGTGCGCAGCATGGTCAGCGTCTGCGCCAGCTCTTGCGCCGTCTCGCGTGGCTCCGGCCAGATGATGACCGGCGTCTCGACGGCCGTTGGACGTCCGAACACCGTCCGGTCGACGGCCAGCATCCCTTCCAGCGCCGCCTTGAGCGTCGGGTTCCAGTAGCGCCGCTTGCGGTCCAGCGTCTGGTACGTCTTCGCCTCGCGGAGCCGGAGCGCCGTACCGGACTCGGCCCGGCCCTCGACGCGCAGACCGAACGTCTGCGGCGCGTACCCCGCCTTGCTGACGATGCGCTCGATGAGGTTGAGCACCGTCTGCTCGTGCTCCGGCGCGCGTATCTCGGGCTGGTAGACCGTGATGCTCATCTCGCCCGGACTCATGCCGTCCAGCTCGGTGAACACCTCGCGGTCCACATCGAAGTAGCGGCCCGAGCCACGGTCGGTAGCGGCAGCGTCGAGCGCGTCCGCAGGCACGATGACGCGCGCCTTGCCCAGCCGCACGTCGCGTAGCCACGAGCTGTATGCCTCGTCGAGCGCGTCGAGCAGGGCCTCCGCCCCGGAGATATCGGCGCGCCCCTGCGCCCCTCCCGTGTCGTCGTGTGCGGGCCTCATGTTCGGCACGTACCACGTCAGCATCCCGCCGGGGATACCCTCCGGCAGGGCGACCGTCTCCTCTAGGTCGGCCGTCTGCGGGTGCGCCGTCAGCGCCGCCTTCACGCCGAGGTTCGTCTTGTCGCCCACGTAGAGTCCGTGCAGGATGACGCCCGGCTCGTGCCGCTCCAGATGTCGCCATACCTTGCGCCCCTCGGCCGGCAGCTCGTGCCAGAACGTCACCGCCTGCAGGCGTCCGTAACGGAACTCGGGCACCGCGTGGTCGGCCGCGACCGTGGTCAGGAACGGCATATCCGACACGGCCGTGTCCCAGCTCACGCGCAGGTATATGCCCGAGATAGCCGCGCACAGCTCGGCGGCTTCCAGCAGGGTGTTCGCCACGCCCGTCCCGGAGGTCAGCTCGTCCAGCCGCTGCTGCGCCGCGTCAGCTACGTCAATCTCGGGCATCTCACCGAACAACAGGTCCGCGCTCGTCTGCGCAATCTCGGCCGCCAGCGGGACGTGGACCGGGGGCGGCTGCCGAACGATGCTCTGCTGCCGTTGCCTGCGCCGGAAGAAGAACGCCCGCGCATACTTGTTCTTGGCGGGTGGCGCGGCCGACGACGCGAGCTGGGCCGGGTTGCCCGCGTACCACGCGCGCCACGTGTGGATGGCCTCCGGCACCGCGCCCGGAGGCGGCCACGCCATATCGCGGTCGTCGGGCAGGCTCATAGGTCATCACTCCTCATGCGCCGGATGGCGCGGCGTCGGAAGACAGGGACGGATACCTCGTCCACCAGCGGCAGGCGCAACAGCCAGCGCGTCAGACGTGCGACCGCGCGCGGGTCGCTGGCGAACGGGATGCAGAACGGGATGGACAGCCTCATGCCGCCTCCTTCGTGGTGTCGTAGACCAGCCAGCGCCGCGTATAGCGCCGGGTCGTGTAAGCGCCGTAGCGGAGCGCGTCGCAGTTATGCACGAGCACGCCGTTGGCGTAGAACTCGTGGGCGTCCGCGATGAGAAGGTTGTAGACGGGGACGCGCTCAGTCAGAGCGCGAACGGTAAGCACACGAAGCGGAGCACGTTCTGGTCGGCAGGTAGCGGTTAGTCCTGAAACTCTTGCCGCAGACGACACAGACCCGGGTCTCGTCATCGACCCTGCTGGCACGCCGTGCCGCACTTCTGCAGTTGTTGGAACAGAACTTGGCCCAAGGCTGGAGCGATTCAAAGCGCCCGCCGCAGTGGCGGCAGACAAGACGTACCGGCTCGCGCTTCGCCATAGCCCTAGTAGCGTGTTCACGGTGCCAGGCGCGGCCCTCTTCGGAGCGATGCCATTCGGATGCGAGCGGCCTGATACGCGCGAGATGCGCCCGTGCTTCAGGCGTCTGCATACGGCGACTGGTCCTCTCGGCGTGGACGCGGCGGTGTTCCTCTTGCGAGAGACAGACGAGATTGGCCGACTCGTTGTTGAGCGGGTCGAAATCGGCATGGTGGATGACGCAGCCGTTCGGTATCCGGCCGTGTTCCGCCTTCCAGATTTCCTCATGCAGGCGGCCGACACCACGTGACTTATCAGCCTTACCGGGAGTGAAGTAAACGGCCTCGGCCCACGTGTGGGAGGTCGGGTAGCGCCTGAACCTGATTCCGTTGAACTCGATGACCTCGACCATGAGCGTAGTATATCACCATATCGCAGCGCATCTATACTCACCCAGCCCTTCCCCTCTACCCACACGGGATGGTCGGCGGTCCCGCTGAACCGGCGACCGTCGGAGAGGACGACTTCATGCACCTTAGCCGCAGCGCAAGTCATGACGCTCGCTCTGACCTCCCGCCAGCCGTCGCGCGTCATCGCCTTGTCGCCGGTCCTCACGCGCTCAATCGCTACTTGGCCGCGTGACGTGACAACCGGCGTCCCTGCGACGAAGCAGCCGTGGTCGTCGGCCTTGACCGGCGAGTCCTCC